CGGAGCATGGCCAAGAAGCACAAGGTGTACGTACGCGACTTGTACGCCAATGGCGTAAGTGGCAACGCCAAGGCTTGGTCTGACCAGGAAACGGCACTGCTGACGCGGATCTACCCGACCGCCACCGCCAAGGAGTTGCGAGCAGCTTTCCCCGGGTGCGGAAAGAACTCGGTCTACGCGCATGCGTTCCGAATCGGACTTCGCCGCGGCGAGACGCCCAAGACGGCTGTCGCTGCGCCGATCCTCAAGATGGCTGCATCACCCAACGCCTGGGACAAGTTCGTGCACAAGCTCGTGCCTGCCGGCGCCTGGAAGATCGACCATCCGACCGCATGCAGATCGGTCTTCGAGTTGGGGGTGGTGTGAACTACTTCGAGGACCACATCGGCGACTACGCGGCAGCCACGGCCCATCTCACATGGGATGAGGACATGGCCTACACGCGCCTGATCCGGGCCTACTACCACTCCGAGAAGCCAATCCCGCAAGGGCAGGCCTATCGGCTGGCCAGGGCAACCACGCCGGCGCAACGCAAGGCCGTCGATGCCGTGCTCGCCGAGTTCTTCACGCTGCAAGACGACGGCTATCACCAGAAGCGCTGCGACGAGGAAATAGCGCGCTTCCAGGACAAGCAAGCCAAGGCAAAGCGCAGTGCACAAGCACGATGGAACGCAAAGCCACCGCAGTCCGAAGGCAATGCGAACGCATCACCGGACGCAATGCGAACGCATAGCGAAGGCAATGCTCCCAGACACCAGACACCAGACACCAGTAATACACCACCACCACCACCCGCGCGCGCGCCTGAGCCGTCCATCGAGGTCTTCGCCATGCATTCCGGCTGGCAGCCTTCGCCGGCGTTCCAGGTCCAGGCAAAGCTCGCCGGGCTTCCGGTCCGTGACGAGGCCTTCATCGCCTCTGGGACACGGGAGTTCATCGGCTACTGGCTGACCCGGCCAGGCGAGTGCAAGACCGCGGCCGAGTGGGATCACGCCCTGGCCAAGAGCCTCAAGCACGAGCAGGCCAGGGCGGCCTCGGCACAGCAGCAACGCCCCGCGGCAGCGCGCCGCCCCACGTCCCACACCGGCTTTGCCGAGAAGGACTACACCGCAGGAGTGAACCCCGATGGATCGCTTGCCTGACGCCGTCACCAAGGCGGAAACGTGCCCGACTCACGGCTCGTTCGAATCGCGCCACATCATGGGCCGGATTTGGTCCCGGTGCACCAAGTGCGAGAACGAGCGCCGAGCAGCCGAGGAGCGCGCCGAAGGCGAGGCCAAGCGCCGCCAGTCCGAAGCACGCCAGCGCAAGCTTCTGGGACAGGCGGCCATCCCAGAGCGGTTCATCGGGCGCACCTTCGAGACCTTCTTGGCCGACACGGACGCCAAGCGGGCAGCGCTCACCATCGTGCGCGACTACGCCGAGAACTTCGACGAGCGCGCCCGCCGTGGGCAAGGGCTGATCCTCTCAGGCAAGCCGGGCACCGGCAAAAGCCATCTCGCCGGCGCTGTCCTGCAGGCGCACATCGAGAAGGACGTGCTCTACGCGACGTGCCTGGACGTCATCCGCATGGTGCGCGAGACCTGGCGCAAAGACTCTGAACGCTCTGAACGCCAGGTGTTGGCCCACCTCGGCGGGCTCGACCTTCTGGTGATCGACGAAATGGGCGTTCAGTACGGCACCGACGGCGAGCAGACCATCCTCTTCGACGTGCTCGATGCGCGCTATCGCAACCTCAAGCCGTCCATCATGCTGACGAACCAGGATCGTCAAGGGCTGGAAGCGTACTTGGGGGAGCGCACGTTCGACCGCCTCCGCGAGACCTGCAAGCTTGTGGCGTTCAACTGGGAAAGCTATCGGCCTGAGGCCCGGAAGGAGGGTTGAGATGATCGCTTGCATGGGTGGATGGTGTGCGCTGCGCGAGAAGTGCCCGCACCACACGGTGAAGTCAGGCACTCCGTTTGAACGCATCTGCCTGCGAGGCCAGGACGGCGTCCAGGTGGTCGAAGACAAGCGGGGAAAGGTCAGCCTGCGCCACATCTTCGGGGACGCTGACAGTGCGGCACTTGCCGATTCTGAGATCGCTTATGTCTGCGGTAGCGGCCTCGATCAACCCGCGCGCGCGCACGCGCATTTGGAGGGCGCATGATCACGTTGCTACACGGCGACTGCCGCGAGCTGTTGGCCGGCCTTCCCGAAGCGTCATTTGACGCATGCATGGCTGATCCGCCCTACGGCGACACGTCGCTGGAGTGGGACAGCATCTGCCCGGGTTGGATTCCAGCTGTCGCCCGCGTGCTCAAGCCGGCCGCAAGCATCTGGGTATTCGGCTCCATGCGCTTCCTTGTGCCTGTCTTTGCCGAGATGGAGGCGAACGGGTTCAAGTACAGCCAAGACATCGTTTGGGAGAAGCAGAACGGCACCGGTTTGCACGCCGACCGCTTCCGCCGCGTCCACGAGCACGCCGTGTTGTTCTATCGCGGGGCCTGGGCCGATGTGCATCACCAGACGCAGTACACGTCGGACGCCACAGCGCGCACAGTTCGGCGTAAAACGAAGCCGGCACACTGGTCGGCGATAGAGGCAAGCAGCGGGTATCAGAGCGAGGATGGCGGGCCCCGCATGATGCGCAGCGTCATCCACGCGCGCAACGAGCACCGGCGGGCCATCCACCCCACCCAGAAGCCATTGGAGCTCTTGGCGCCTCTGATCCGCTATAGCGTGCCGCCTGGTGGCGCATTGGTGGTGCCATTTGGCGGCAGCGGTAGCGATCTGCTCGTCGCCAAGGCTGAAGGGTTCAGCGCCACAGCTTGTGAGACAGATCTGACGTACTTCCAGGCGGCGAAACGACGCCTTCGGGAGGATGCCCCGCTGTTCGATTTTGTGCAGGGAGAGGCCGCATGAACTGCACGCACACCTGGCGCCAGATCGGCCAGCGGTTCATCCGTGCGCAGCGCTACGACATCGGCACCACCTACCGCATCTTCCGGTGCGTGGCATGCGGCTGGATGAAGACGGAGGGCCTGTGATGCTGACCCTATGCGCCACCCTGTGGATCGTGCTGCTCGTGGCGGGCGTCGCTGGGCATGCGATTGTGTTCAAGAGGAAGACGGAGGGCGCGACGTGACCTTCTTGGCCATCACCTGCGGCATGCGCTTCGGCAACCTGATTGCCCTGAAGCCTCACCCGTTCAGCGTCGGCGTGTCCTGGTCCTGCTGGTGCGACTGCGGGGCTTTGACGCACGTCCATGCCCAGGCGCTGCGCAACGGTAGCAAAACGAACTGCGGCGGGCGCAAGCATTGGAAGCGCCGGCCTCAACTCATCAGCAAACCGATGGAGCTTGTCGCATGATCTGCATCCGCTGCGGTCGTCGGCTGTCCAAGGCCGCCGCATCGATTGAAACCATGGCCGAGCCGCTGAACTTCGGCCGCGCCTGTGCGGTCAAGGCTGGGCTGATTCACCCGGTCAAGCGCGAGCCGCGCATCGTGCCGGCAATGCCCCAGCCGGAAGTCGACGAGCGCCAGATGGCCCTGGAGGTGTTTGCGTGAGCATGGTCCTGCCATTCCCCCCGTCAACGAACCGCTATTGGCGCAGCGTGCCAGGCAAAGGCGTGCTCATCAGCGAGCAGGGGCGCACCTACCGCAGCGCCGTCCAGGCCCTGGCCTCGGCGCATCGCTGGCCAAGGTACGGCGCCAAGCGCCTGAGCGTCACGATTGAGGCCTGGATGCCCGACAAGCGCCGCCGCGACCTGGACAACCTGCTCAAGGCCGCACTCGATGCGCTCACGCATGCCGGTGTGTGGGACGATGACAGCCAGATCGATGACCTGCGCATCGTGCGCGCGCCGCTCGTCGGGGGGGTGTTGAAGATCAGTGTGCAGGAGGTGATATGAGCGATACGCCAGACAACTGGACACCTGAGCAGCAAGCCTTTTTCACAAAGGCGTTCCGATTCTTCTCTGCCAACCAGGCAATCATGGTTCACCCGGACGCTGACACCGTCCCACAGGAGCATTGGCAGACGACGGCATGGAACGCCGCATGGCTTGCGACGATCATGCACGGCGATCTGGATGCCGAGGTGGTTGTCACGGATGGCGACACCGACGAGGTGTTGTCAGTGCCTGATGGCGCCATAACGCTGAACTGAGGAGTTTGATCATGTCGACACCGAAGAAGGGGCCAGGCGAGAAGACCACGCGCGAGCGGCTTGACGAAATGGGAGTTGATGCCCTGTGCGCCCAGATCATCGACGGCAAGATGCAGAGGGAGATCTGCCGCGCAATGGGCATTGCCATCAGTTCGCTTGTCGATTGGATTGCGGCCGACGAAGAGCGGCAGCGGCGCGTGAAGGAGGCGCGGCAATGGGCTGCCCGCGCGTATGACGAGGAGGCAGAGCAGCAGATCCGCGATGCCAGCGAGCCGTTTGAACTGGCGCGAGCCAAGGAACTGGCGCACCACCTGCGCTGGAAGGCCACCAAGGTGGCGCCCAAGGACTATGGGGACAAGGTGGATCTCAACCACAGCGGCGAGACGGTGGTGCGGGTGAAGGACTACACCGGCCGGAAGAAGGACAGCGATGTCTGAAGTGCAGTACGAGTACGCGCCCCAGGGCCCGACCCTTGAGCAGTACCTGCTGAGCCGCGACCAACGGACGTTCATTTGCGGCCCGCTCGGGTCATCAAAGACAAATGCGTCCTGCTGGAAGGCCTTCCGCACGATGCTGGATCAGGCGCCCAACAAGGAGGGTGTGCGAAAGACGCGCGTTGCTGCGGTGCGCAACACCTACCCGGACTTGTTTGGGACGACCATCAAGGATTGGTTGGACATGTTCGAGGGGCTGGGGAAGTTCCTCAAAGGTGGCATGGAGCCGCCCACGCATTACCTTTCGTTCAAGCTTGAAGACGGCACCCGCGTTGAAGCGGAGATGGTATTCCTGGCCCTTGATCGAGCGGAGCACGTCAAGAAGCTGCGCGGCCTCCAGTTGACGGCTGCGTGGATCAACGAGACGAAGGAGATCCCATTCGCCATCGTCTCGATGCTGGACCTTCGCGTCGGGCGATACCCGCAGGACATGCCGGCCACGTGGTACGGCATCTTTGGAGACACCAACGCGCCGGACACCGACCACTGGTATTACCGCCTTGCCGAAGTCGACAGGCCGGAGGGTTGGACGTTCCTAAAGCAGCCAGGCGGCCTCATCCGCGACGACAAAGATTCCCCCTGGCGCGAGAATCCGGCCGCCGAGAACCTCCATAACCTGCCGCCCGGCTATTACCTGAAGGGTGCGCAGGGCAAGGACGAAGACTGGGTGCTGGTCAATTTGGCCAACGAATACGGCTTCGTGAAGGACGGAAAGCCGGTCTATCCGGACTATCGCGACAGCACGCACTGCCGCCCGTTCGAGCTGGCCCCGGGCATTGGCCTGGACATCGGGCTCGACTTCGGGCTGACGCCGGCCGCGCTTATCGGTCAGCGGCAGCCGAACGGGCAATGGCGCGTGCGCAAGGAGTTGGTCACCGAGGACACGGGCGTGATTCGCTTCGCGGCCGAGCTGAAACGCTTCCTCGCTTCGGAGTTCCCGGGCTTCAAGGTGGCCACGATCACGGGCGACCCGGCCGGCGACCAGCGTCAACCCGGCGACAGCGAGGAGCGCACGGTTTTCCAGTTGCTGGAGGCCGAAGACATCATGGCCAAGCCGGCGCGCACCAACGATTTCGCCATCCGCACAGAGACGTTCTCAGCGCCGATGCGCCGCATGATCGACGGGGAGCCTGGCTTCCTGATCCATCCAGACTGTGTCGTGACGCGCAAAGGGCTGCAGGGCGGCTACTGCTTCAAGCGGATCAAGGTGGCGGGCGACGAGCGATTCCGCGATGTTCCCGACAAGAACAAGTACAGCCACCCTTGCGAGGCTGGGCAGTACATGATCATGGGCGCGGGCGGATCGGCGGCGATCATGCCGCCCAAGCCCAAACCGGTGGTGGTCGAGCCCATCCCAATCGCAAGCCCTTGGAGGAGATGACATGGAAGAACTGATAGGGAAGAAGTGCATATGCGACTTCAACCTGCCGCCAATCAAGTGGCCGATTTCCGGCTATCCGGCTTTCGTAGTAGTCGATGCCGTGGCCATGCCAATGATCAAGATGCGGTCGATCCATGCCGGAGATCCAATCTGGGTGAATGCGGCAATCATTGAAACGATCCGCGAAGCGTGGCAGTAGCGCCCGCGCCCAAGCGCCGGTAAACTGCGCACCTGAGAGTGAATGCGCAGACTGATGCGCAGCGTAATGCCGTAGTTCAGTGGGTAGAACACCGGGAGCGGCGACCCGGGGGTCGCGGGTTCGAGTCCCGCCAGGCGCAAGCCTGTAATTTGCGGCAAGCTACCAACGCACGCCACATGGAAAGCGGGAGATCAGTGCCCGCCACCCTCAACCTTTCGGCCACACGGCCCGCTGAGTACCCCGAGTCGCCAGCAGCTCATCACCCGCACGGGATCGATGACCATGGCGCAGCTCAGCAAGGAAGACAAACTCAAGCAGATCCACGCGGAAGCCCTCGAAGAGTTCGAGCTCATCCAGCAGGCCATGCGAAACGAGCGCCTGCAGTGCCTGCAAGACCGGCGCTTCTACTCCATCGCAGGGGCCCAGTGGGAAGGGCCGATGGGCGAGCAGTTCGAAAACCGCGTCCGCTTTGAGTTCAACAAGGTGCACCTGGCGGTCATTCGCATCATCAGCGAGTACCGCAACAACCGTGTGACGGCCACTTTCATCCCCAAGGACGGCAGCACCAATTCCGACATGGCCGACGTCTGCGCGGGCCTGTACCGGGCTGACGAGCGCGACAGCGGGGCCCAGGAGGCCTACGACAACGCGTTCGAGGAGGCTGTCGGCGGAGGCTTTGGCGCCTGGCGGCTGCGCGCGTGCTACGAGGACGAGGAAGACGACGAGAACGACCACCAGACCGTGCGCATCGAGCCGATCTTCGATGCAGATTCGTCGGTGTTCTTCGACCTGGACGCCAAGCGACAGGACAAGAGCGACGCGACGCGGTGCTTCGTGCTCACCTCGATGACCTATGGCGCCTTCAAGGAGCAGTTCGGCCACGACCCGTCCACCTGGAACAAGGCGGTGCACCAGCGGGAATTCGACTGGCTGACCCCGGACGTCGTCTATGTGGCCGAGTACTACCGCATCGAGGAAGTGAGTGAGCTGGTGCACATCTTCCGCGGCCTGGACGACCAGGAAATCCGCGTGCCGGACGCCGAACTCAAGGAAGACGAGCAGAAGCTGGCCACGCTGCAGGCCACCGGCTTCCGTGAGGTGCGCCAGAAGCGCATCAAGCGCAAGCGTGTGCACAAATACATCCTCTCCGGCGAAAAGGTGGAAGAGGACGAGGGCTACATCGCCGGCAAGAACATCCCCATCGTGCCGGTATACGGCAAGCGCTGGTTCATCGACAACGTGGAGCGCTGCATGGGCCATGTGCGGTTGGCCAAGGATGCCCAGCGCCTGCAGAACTCGCTGCTTTCCTGGCTCACCGAGATTGCCGCGCGCTTCGACACCGAAAAGCCCATCCTCACGCCCGAGCAGATCGCCGGCCACGCTCACATGTGGGCGAAGGACAACGTCGAGCGTTATCCTTACCTGCTGCTCAACCAGTTGCGTGACGCGAACAACGACCCGATCCCGGGCACGGCCACGCCCATCTCCTACACCAAGGCTCCGCAGGTGCCGCCCGCCATGGCGGCGCTCATCCAGATCGCCACGCAGGCGCTGGACGACCTCCTGGGTGCGCAGCAAGCCGGCGAGCAGATCCAGCCCAACCTGTCAGGCAAGGCCGTCGAACTGATCCAGAACCGGCTGGACATGCAGTCGTTCATCTACATGGACAACCTGGCCATCGCGGTCAAGCGCAGTGGGGAAATCTGGCTGTCCATGAAGCGCGACGTGACGCCCGAGCAGGAGCGCCGCATGAAGACCGTGGCCACGGATGGGGAGGTCGACACCGTCGTGCTCAATCAGCCGTCGTTCGACCCCAAGACGCACGAGCAGGTCATGGCCAACGACATGGACGACGCGAATTTCGATTGCTGGGCAGATGTCGGCCCGTCGTCTTCGAGCCGCCGTAGCGCTGCCGTGCGCGCCCTCACCGGCATGGCCTCCATCACCACCGACGACCAGGACCGCGCCGTGCTCACCGCCGCCGCGATGATGAACATGGAGGGCGAAGGCCTGCAGGAACTGCGCGACTACTACCGCCGCAAGCTGGTGCGCATGGGCGTGGTCACCCCGACCAAGGAAGAGGAGGAGGAGCTGTCGCAAGAGGCCGCCAACACGCCGCCAGACCCGCAGGCGCAGTACCTCATGGCCGCCGCAGAGCAGGCGCAAGCCGATGCCGCCCTCGGTCGCGCGAAGACGGTCAACTCTGTGGCCGATGCCGAACTCAAGCGTGCGCAGACGGCCAAGACGCTTGCCGAAACCATGGGCGCGCACAACGAGCAGCAGATCGCCACAGCCCAGGCCCTGCATGACATGCTGATCTCGTCCAGGCAGGCCGGCGCGATGCCTGCGCCGCCTTCGTTCGTTCAATGAAATGCAACCTCATACGTTGCATCATTCAAAGAAATTGAACATAATCGCGCGAAACCACCCTTGCACCAGACAAAGGACGAGACATGGCCGGCGAAGTTGACGAGCAGACTCACCTTGAAAACGACGACACCCTGGTAGAGGAATTGCCAGGGCAAGGCGCGGAAGCAGTACCCCCTGTCGACGACGCAACCGGTGCCGGCGAAGGCGCAGGTGAGGGTGGCGAAGGTGCTGCCGGCGAGTCCGATGAAGTCGTCGTCACCCTGGGCGAAGAGACGCCGCCCAGCGAGGAGGAGGACCCAGCCAGAGCGCCGGCATGGCTCAAGGATCTGCGCAAGTCCAACCGAGAGAAGGACCGCCGCATCCGCGAACTGGAAGCCAAGCTGAACCAGTCCGCGCCGGCCGCGCAGACGCCGGTCCTGGGTGAGAAGCCGACCCTCGCATCGTGCGAATACGACGAGGCCGCCTTCGAAGCCAAACTCGAAGAGTGGCACGCCACCAAACAGCAGGTCGAACAAGCGGCCAAGGCTCAGGAAGACGCCAAGCGCGCGCAGCAAGTGGCCTGGGAGAAGAAGCTCCAGGCGCACGACGATGGCAAGAAGGCCCTGCGCGTGCCGGACTACGACGACGCGGCTGCCAATGTCGAGGATCACTTCAGCGTTGTGCAGCGCGGCATCCTGATCGACTGCGCCAAGGACAGTGCCGCCCTGGAGTACGCCCTGGGCAAGAACCCGGCCAAGCTCAAGGAACTGGCCGCCATTCAGAACCCCGCCCATTTCACGTGGGCCCTGTCGCAACTGGAGACGAAATTGAAGGTCGAGCCCCGACGCGCCGCACCTCCGACCGAACGCGTTGTGCGCGGCTCCGGTTCGCTGGCAGGCACCACCGACAAGACGCTGGAGGCCTTGCGGGCCGAGGCGGACCGCACCGGCGACCGGTCCAAGGTGACCAAGTACCTGCGGAACAAGCAGAAGGCCTGATGCCTTCGGTCCGGCGCACCTGACGCGCCAGCGGAGTCGCCCACCGTCAACGGGCAGTGACAGCGGCCACCGTCCGGCCCCAAGCGGATGAGTCAACAGCACGGCAACAGCCGTCCTTCCACTCATTCCTTTGGAGCCCATCATGGCCACCGCTTTTTCCAAACAGGAAACCGTCTTTTTCGACGAACTCCTCGCCGGCTTCGAAGACCGGCTGACCTTCGGTCGCAACGTCTCCATCCACAACGCCGACCCCGTCGTGCTTGAGCGCTCGCAAGGCACTGCCTTCTGGCGCCCGGTGCCGTATGTGAGCGTTTCGGTGGACGGCCCTGCCGGCACCGACATTTCCGCCTCGTTCGGCGACATCACGCAGTTGTCCGTGCCCATCGGCCTGGGCTACGACAAGTCGGTGCCTTGGACCATGACGTCCAACGACCTCAACGACAAGCAGCAGCGCGAGCGCAAGCTGACCAGCGCAATGCAGCGCCTGGCCACCGACATCAACGTCGCAATCGCCAACGTCGCCGCCCTGCAGGGCACGCTCGTGGTCAAGCGCACGTCTGCCGCCTCTGGCTACGACGATCTGGCCGCCGCTGATTCGCTGTACACCGAGCAAGGCCTGTCCGGCGACGCTCTGCGCCGAATCGCCGTGCTGCACGCCCGCGACTACAACTCGATGGCAAGCGCCCTGGCCAAGCCGGCAACGTCGGCAAACCCCAAGGTGAACAGCGCCTACGAGAACTCCTATGTGGGCATGGTTGCCGGCTTCGAGACGTTCAAGAGCGACTACACCTACCGCCTGACCGCGGCTGCCGGCGTCACCGTGACCGTCAACGGCGCGAACCAGTACTACACCCCCAAGGCCACCAGCACGGCGACCACGGGCGAAGTGCAGAACGTGGACAACCGCTACCAGACCCTGGCCATCACGGTCAGCTCCGGCACGGTCAAGGTGGGCGACCGCTTCACGATTACTGGCGTCAATGCGGTGCACCACATCAGCAAGGCCGACACGGGCCAGCTCAAGACCTTCACGGTCACCGGCATCGTCACGGGTGCAGGCGGCACCGGCACCATCACCATCAGCCCGCCCATCATCTCCGCGACCGGCGCCACCCAGGCCGAAAAGGAGTACCAGAACGTCACCGCCGCACCGGCAAACGGCGCAGCCATCACGTGGCTCAACACCGTGTCCGGCAACGTCGCTCCGTTCTGGGACGAGCGTGCCATCGAGCTGCTCCCGGGCCGCAACGGCATCGACGAAGACCTGGCATCAGCCGGAGCTGGCTACATGCGCGCCACCACCGAACTGGGTGTCGATGTGGTCATGTACAAGTTCTTCGACATCAACACGAAGAAATACAAGTACCGCTGCGACACGCGCTTCGGCGTCGGCATGACGAACCCGGAAATGTGCGGCGTGGTCCTGTTCAACCAGACCTGACGGGTTGTCTCCTGCTCTGGTCTATGGCCAGGGCTTCACGCCCGTCAGCACCTGACCGTGTTGGCGGGCGCTTTTTCAAACCGGAGAAGCGCACATGACCACGATGCTCTACAAGTGCCCTGGCCCGCACGACATCCACGGCGGCCACTTCGACTACACGATTGTCGAAGACGACCAAGTCGAGGCGGCCCAGGCCGACGGCTGGAAGCTCACCACCCCCGAGGCCAAGCAGGCGCATCTGGATCGCCTGGCCGCCCAAGAGGCCGAGCGCCGGGCGCAAGAAGAGGCAGCCCAGGCAGCCGCTGACGCTGCCAGCATGCCCACGCGTGCGGAACTTGAGCAGAAGGCCACCGAACTGGGCCTGAAGTTCGACGGGCGGACCTCCGACAAGAAGCTGCGGGATCTGATCGCCGCAACGCTCGAAGAGTAAGCCATGAGCTGGACCAAGCGCCAACTCATCGCCGACGCCTATGGCGAGTTGGCGCTGGCCGGCTATGACTTCGACATCTCGCCGGAGGAAGAGGCCGCGGCCCTGCGCAAGCTCAACACGATGCTTGCCACGTGGGGCGCGCAGGGCGTCAGCCTGGGCTTCCACATGAACGCCTCGGCAGAGGACGACGCGCTGGACGAGCCGTCTGGCCTGCCGCTGTATGCCGTCGAGGCCGTCTACATGCAGTTGGCCGTGCGCATCGCTGCGAGCAAGGGCAAGGCGCTGCCGCATTCCACGCTGACCAATTCCAAGGCCGCTTACGACGCCGTGGTTTCGAAGATCGCTTCGGATCAGATCCAGCAGCAGCAACTCGCATCCGGCACGCCACGCGGCGCCGGCCGCAAGCCCTGGCGAACCATCAACCAGCCATTCGTTCCAGTGCCCGACACCAGCCCGCTGCAAGCCGCACCGGATGGCGGCCTGAGCTTTACCGGAGAGGGCACATGAGTTCCATCGACAAGTTGTCGCGGGTGCAGTCCACCGACCTGAACGGCGGCGATCTGCTGGCCTTGTTCTCATCGCTGATCGGCAACGACTGCGCGCTGCCGCTGAGCGCCTTCGTCACGTGGCTGCAAACGCAACTGACGCCCGCTGGCGCCTATGAAACCCAGTATGCGGCGCCGAACGCCACCGGCTTTGCTGTGGCCATCAACCCGACCAACCAGGGCGGCAGCGTCTATCTGCTGCTCACGCCCGCGGCGGGCTACGCGGCCGGAACCATCACGCTGCCTCTACAGGCGTACTGCTCGGACGAGCAGGAGGTGCTCGTGTCGTGCACCCAAGCCGTCACCACGCTCACCGTGTCCGGGAACGGTTCGACCGTGAACGGCGCGCCCACCACGCTTGCCGCCAACGGCTTCTTCAGGCTGCGCTTCGATGGCGTGCTCAAGGCCTGGTATCGCATCGGCTGATCAACCGCAGGAATTACCATCATGACCACAACGCTTTCGTCTCCCAAGTCGGTTGTCATCACGCTCGCGGCAGGCTCCTGGATCATGGTTTCGGGAACCGGCACCTACACCCGGGTTGTTGGGCTTGGTGGAGGCCAGTCCATCGGATTCCAGGGAAGCGCACGCATCGGACCGTTCGACACGGCGCAAACCATCAACTTGTGCGCCGCAACAACGGATCTGACGTACTACGTGGACAGCGCGCCAAGCGGCAATCGGCAGGTGCTTCTCGACTCTGCGTCGGGCCTTGTCACGGATTCGGCAGCGAGCAATGCGGTGGTCAGCGTGGCTCGCAGCATCGCGCAGCACGTGCCATACATTCCGGTGGTGATGGCCTCGCCGCCAACCACGGCTGTGACGTCATCGCTTGGCACCAACACCATGCCGGCGTCGGCCATTCAAGACGCCGACGGCAACGTGGTAGGCCAAGACATCGCCGCATGGGATCCGCGCCTTCTCTGGTTGGGCGCGCCATGGAAGCGCTACAACGGCAACAATCTCATCACGACCGGGCAGTATCCGAGCGCCCTGGCAAAGGGCACTTCCTTCTGCGAATTTGACCTTCGCAGCTTTGATGGAACGGGGCGCTTCGAGATCAACTATCACGGCAACTCTACGTCGTCCACCCATGGCGTGCGTGTCCTGGTGTGGAGCACGACAAAGCGCCAATGGGAGTACGTGACGCAGGGGGTGACGTTCGCATCGTCGACTGCCAACCTTTCGGACTGCTACAAGGGCCTGGTGACACTGGGCGCGGCTGGCCTCTACGGAATCCGATTCGAGTGCTCCAGTGGCTTCACGTTGACCGGCATCACGGTTGGCCCCGACGACATCGTGACGCCTCGACCGCGTCCTCTGAAGCGTGCATTCGAATCGGGAAATTCCTACACGGCTGAAACCGTGATCGACACTGGCACGGTCTTCCCGGCTGGTGACTGCTTCCCGGCGCTGCTGTGCTACCAGACGGGATGGGACATCGTCCCATGCGGGATTGGCGGCGCCGACTACACGGTTGACAACGGCGCCAACACGCACACGAGCGCGCACCTGCCGGCCGACCTGGCTGCCGCTCTGCCCGTCGATGTGGTGATTCCCACGCACGGGACGAATGACATCTCCAGCGCATCCACTGCCGCCGCGGTGGGTGTGGAGGCCACCATGGTGCGAAGCCAGATCGCCACCGTGGTGCCGAATGTGGAGGTCATCAGCACGTCGCCGATGTGGTATCGCTCGCTGCTGGAGACGTCGAACTCGAAGGCGCTGTCCATCCGCGACGCTATCAAGGCTGCCTACGCCGCTGACAAGTGGATCGACCTGATGGAATCGAGCCCGGCATCGTATCTAGGGCCCTGGTCGGAAACAGTGCCGCTTGGCGGATTGTCCATCGGGGCCACCAGCGTGACGCTGTCGACCGTACCGCCCGCCATCGAGGCGATCATCGCAGCGGGCAGCGTAGGCGTGGCGCGCAACGACTGGTACATCCGGATTGGCACGGGCGACAACCAGGAAATCCGTCGCGTGACGGCATGCAGTACCGGCAAGACGCTGACCATCGGCGCCCTGACATTCGCGCATGTGGCCGGCGAACCCATCGTGCTGTCTGGTCCGTCCTACATCACTGGCATCGGCAGCCAGATCAAGTTCACCGGTTCTCTGTCGTCCGCCAACTCCGGCACGCTCACGGCAACATGGCAAGGACCGACGGGAACCTACACGATCACCTTCTCGACCGGCGCACGCCGCTCAGGCACTTTCACCAACGGATCGACATCGGTGACCTGGACGGGCGCGGCCATCACCGCAACGGCATTGGCCAGCGCCTGCAGCATTAGCCAGGGCAATGCCGGCCGGATCATCGGCAATGACCAAGTGCACCCGACGCGCGACGGGCATGTGCAGATCGCGCAATGGATCGCCGCAGGTCTGCGCAAGGCCTATGCGGTTGCTTGAGGCAAAGGACCACCATGACCACATCAACCCCATTCATGCCCGCCAAGGGCAAAAACCAGAAGGTGACCGCCTCGACGTCATCGGGCACGGTCGCTTTCGGCAAGGGCCAGAAGTCGCTGCGCATCCTGAACGCCGGGTCTGTAGTGGGCTACTTCCGCACCTTCGACAGCACCGACACGGCGGAGGCGGCCAAGCCTTGCACCTCGGCGGACACGCCGGTCGGCCCGGCTGGGGCGGCCAGTTCCACCCTGGTGATTGAGAAGCCAGAGAACCACGACAGCGTGGCGTACCTGGCCGACTCGACCACCACGGTCATGCACTTCCAGCCCGGCGAGGGAGGCGGCTGATCCCATGCAAATCCCCATCGCGCACGGCAACTATGCGGACGGCCTAGCGGCCGACTTCCGCACGTCGCTGCCTCGCAACATGGTGCCGGTGCCCAAGGAAACGGGCATCAGCTCGGGCTACCTGCGGCCGGCCGACGGCATCGAGAAGCTGGGCGACGGCCCGGGCGCGGACCGCGGCGGGATCAACTGGAACGGCACGCTCTACCGGGTGATGGGCAACCGGCTGGTGAGCGTGTCAGCGGCCGGCGTGTGCACGGACATCGGCTATGTCGATGGCACGGGCCAGGTGACGATGGATTACAGCTTCGACCGCCTCGGGATTGCAGCGGGTGGGAGCCTGTACTACTGGGACGGCACGACGCTGAGCCGCGTCACGGACCCCGACCTGGGCGTCGTGAAGGACATGAAGTGGATCGCCGGCTACTTCCTGACCACGGACGGGGTCGACCTCATCACCACAGATCTCAACGACCCGGCGTCGGTGCAGACGACCCACTATGGTTCTGCCGAAGCGGACCCGGACCCGGTCAACGCCGTGGACGAGTTGCGCAACGAGGCGTATGCGTTCGGCCGGTACACGGTCGAGGTCTACCAGAACGTCGGCGGCACGGGGTTCCCCTTCCAGCGGGTCGAAGGCGCACAGGTCTGCAAGGGCATCATCGGCACGCACGCCTATTGCGGCCTGGGCGACACCTTCATGTTCCTGGGCTCGGGGCGCGGTGAGGCGCCGGCCGTCTACCAGATGGTGCCCGGCAACGTGCAGAAGGTCAGCACCCGCGAGGTGGATACCATCCTGCTGGGCTACACCGAGGCGCAATTGTCCACCGTGGTCATGGAGTCGCGGGTGGACCGCAACCACCAGCACGTGTTCGTGCACTTGCCCGACCGCACGCTGGTCTACGACACCATCGGCAGCCAGGTCGCCGGCGAGCCTCTGTGGCACACGGTCGATTCCGGCATCGAGACGCCGGCCGCTTATCGCGCGCGCGGCATCGTGTGGTGCTACGACCAGTGGAACGTCGGAGATCCGACCGGGACGGCAGTCGGCCGGTTCACCTCGTCGGTGTCGTCCCACTACGGCGATGTGATCGGCTGGGACTTCGGCACGCCCATCGTCTATGCAGGCGGCAATTCCGGCATCGTGCACGAACTCGAGCTTGTGTGTCTGAGCGGGCGCGTGGCAGTCGATGCAGATCCTGTGATCTGGACCAGCTACAGCCTCGACGGCGTCACCTGGAGCATGGAGCGAGCAGCGCGCGCCGGGCGCCGCGGGCAGCGCAGCAAGCGCATTGCCTGGCGCGGGCAGGGGCAACTGCGGCATTGGCGGGTCCAGCGCTTCCGCGGCACGAGCGATGCGCATTTGGCCGTGGCCAGGCTGGAGGCACAGATCGAGACGCTTTTCACGCGCCCGGGGGTAGGCGGCAATGGCTGACCTCAAGACGCAGCGCCTTACCCGCGAGCAGATCGCTGCCATCGTTGGGCGCAATCCGCGGGCCATCAAGCTGCTGGAAGACCTGCTGCAGGACGTCTCCGAGACGCTGCCCACCTCCATCAGCGATGTGGAGGAGGTCCTGCGCCTCTTCCTGCAGTCCGATGGCTCCAGGTCGTCCGCCACCGCGGCGCAGGCCCTTGCAGCCGAGGTTCTGACCTTGCTGCAGACCAGCCGCGCACAGCAAACGCAGATCGTCAATCTCCGGCGTGAGGTCGATGAACTGCGCGCCCTGCTGCTGCAGTCGGCGTCATCCCTTACGACCGTGCGTCAACTGCGCGCAGACATCGAAGAATTGCGCGCCATCACCTTAGGAGCCTGACATGGCCATTTCCATCGCCCAGCTTTTCGCGCCGGTCCAGTTGTCCAATGCCGTTGGCGTGCTGTTCTCGATGCCAACTTCACCGACCACATCCACGCTCAAGAACGGTCGCATGCGTCTGACGAACACCACAGGGGGTGCCGTGTCGGCCACGCTCTATGCCGCCGCATCGGCCACAGCATCCTCGGCCGCGAACTGCTTCCTGAGTGGCGTGAGCATCGCTGCCAACAGCTCCATCGACGTCGACATCCCCACACTGGCGGCCGGCGACACGGTGCGCGGGGTTGCCAGCGCTGGCGCATCGATCACAGCGCACGAGATGGGCGGCATCATCTACTCTTGACGGGGTTGGCGCTTTGCTGCGCCTTCGCCTAGAATTCGACCAAATCGATTGGCGCACCGCGCGCCGATCCGCTGAGCCAGTAGCGCCGCCAGCAGCGCACGCAACCCCGCGATGGGAGATGTGCATGCCGGCTCAGCTTATCGAACCCCGACGCTTTCTTGCCGAATCTCGGCGCCTCCCGACGCGCGCGATGATTCAGCGCCTCCAGTCGGAAATGGTGCCGCTCCGCTGCGACCTGCCGGAGCCCGAGCACATCTTCCATGACGGCTGGTATGAGCGCCGCCTGCTGGTTCCGGCCGGGATGCTCATCGTCGGCAAGACGCACAGGCATGACCACCCCGTCGGCGTCATCTACGGACACGCGCTCATCGTCAGCGAGTTCGGCCGCCAGGAAGTCGGCGCCGGCTTTCTTGACGTGTCCAGCGCTGGCGTCAAACGCGTGGTGCTCGCGTTCGAAGACACCCTGTTCTTCACGCTCCACGCCAACCCCACGAACACGCGCGATCTGGTGGCCATTGAGGCCGAGCACATCGAGCCCGAGGTGTTGCCTTTCGCTCCCCGCGAGGTGCTGCAATGACGTGGGGGCTTGTGGCTGTTGCTGGGGCAACAGTGGTCGGAGGAATCATGGGCGGCAACGCCCAGGCCGACGCCGCGGAGAACGCATCCAATGCGCAGGTATCGGCCAGCAATGCCGATATTGCGCAGCGCAACAAGCAGTTCGAGGCAGTGCAGGCGCTGCTCAAGCCCTATGTTGATGCGGGCACCCCCGCCATCGGCAAGCAGGGCGACCTGATCGGTGTGAATGGTGCCGGACCGCAACAGGCGGCTATCACGGCGCTGCAGCAGTCGCCCTATTTCACCTCGATGCTCAAGCAAGGCGAGAACTCCATCCTGGCCAACGCTTCGGCTACCGGTGGGCTGCGCGGCGGCAACACACAGGCGGCGCTCGCTCAGTTCAGCCCCAACCTGCTGGCCCAAACCATCCAGCAGCAGTACCAGAACCTGGGCGGCTTGACCAGCATCGGCCAGAACGCCGCAGCCGGCGTGGGCAATGCCGGCATGGCGAACGCCAACGGCATCAGTGCGGCGCTGCAGCAGCAGGGCGCGGCGCAGGCGGGTAACGCCCTCGCACAGGGCAAGGCGGAAGCATCGATGTGGAACCTGCCAGGGCAGGCCCTTGGCGCTTACTTCGGCGCGGGGGGGAAATTCTGATGGAACCGATCAACTACTCCATTGACGTGCAGACCCCTTTCCAGGCTGCACTCCAGGGCTACCAAGCCGGCGCCGCCATCCGCAATGACCAACTGCAGCAACAGCAGCAGCAACTGGCATTGCAGCAGCAACAACAGCAGGCACAGGTCATCCGGGCGCTCATCAGCAATCCGAACGCCACCGCTCAGGACTATGCGAACGCAATGCAACTTGTCCCATCCATGAAGGACACCTTCAAGCAGGCGTTTGACATGAAGAACGCCGAGCAGCAGCAGAACGATCTGAGCCACGTATCCCAGGTGTTCGCTGCGCTGCAGGGCGGGCAGCCTGAGGTTGCTGCCACCCTGCTGGACCAGCGCGCCGAGGCCCTGCGCAATGCCGGGAATGCGGCCGACGCGAAGAACGCCGAGACGATGGCCGGCGTGGTGCGCGCGCATCCCGATTTCGCCAAGTCGCTGATCGGCATGAAGCTGTCGGCGATTCCTGGCGGCGACAAGGTGATCACGGGTGCCGCTGGGCTTGGCGCAGAGCAGCGTGCACAGGACCTGCACCCGGCCGCCGTGGTGAAGGCTGGCGCAGAGGCAACGACCGCCCAGGTGGCCGCGGGCAATGCGCCCACCAAGACCGCGCTCGATAACGAGAAGGCACAGCAGGACATCAAGACCGCCGAGGCCCAGCGCCGCATTGCAGATCTCGACATCCAGATCAAGCAAGCCGACAGCGAGACGAAGCGCGGCGAACTGATTCGGGAGCGCGACAAGCAGCAGGCCGAACTGACGAAGCTGCAGCAGGCGCAAGGGCAGAGCGCGCAGGACACGCTCGATGCTCTGACGCAAGGCCTGCAGACCGTCAAGGCCATCAAGGCGCACCCCGGCATCTCCAGTTCCTATGGGCTTGGTGGCGTCGGCACGGTCACCGGGAAGATCAGCGGCCTGATCCCCGGCACGGACCGCAAAGACCTTGAGGGCCTGGTCGACACGCTCAAGAGCCAGCAGTTCCTGGCGGGCGTCAAGCAGATGACCGGCCTGGGGCAGCTCTCGAACGCCGAAGGCGAGAAGATCGGCGCCGCCGTGGCCAGCCTGAACATGGATCAGTCGCCCAAAGCGTTCATGAATGCGCTGGGTGTGATCGAGGCCAATCTGAACAAGGCGCAGGCCAAGGCCGTCGCGCGCGGCCAGGCCCCCACGTCTGGCACCAGCACGCCGGTCATCATGACGCACCCGACGTTCGGCCAGGTCCGTGACGCCGACGTGAACCGGCTGATGCTCAAGTACCCGGGCCAGACGCGCGAGCAGGTGCTCCAGTTCCTGCGCGATACGGGGGGCAAGTGATGGCCGCCGAGCAAAGCCAGAGCTTTCCCAAGTCCTACAAGGACGACCTGTACGCATCTCTGGATGCAGTGCACGAGCAGAAGCTGGGGCTTCCCGTTGGCCTGCTGTCCAGCGTGCGCACGCACGGCGAGCGCAGCAACCACGACCAGACCAACGCCCTCGGCACGCAGACGGTCTACCAGTTCACGCCCAGCACGCGCAAGGCGATCCTGAACAAGTACGGGATCGATGTGACGCTGAGCCCGCAGAACGCCTCCGAGGGCGCCGGTCTGCTGCTCAAGGAAGGATTGGACCGCAACGGCGGCGACCTGGCTGCGGCAGTGGCGGAATACACGGGCGGCCTTGACCGCAAGGCCTGGGGCCCCAAGACGACCGCGTATGTCAACCGCGTCATGGTCGGTCAGAAGCAGGCCAAGGACTCGGCGCTGGACAACGAATTCGCCAAGTGGATGGCCGCCAACCCTGCGGCACCGGCTGGGCGCGACATGTCCGCCGCCCCTGCACCTGCTGCAGCGCCAGCGCCGGCCGCCGCCGACCCGCTCGCTGATGCGTTCGGCAAGTGGGTGAGCACAAAGACGCTGCCGCCTGAGGCCGTGGACGCCTACGCGTCCGGCAAGCTCGCGCCTGAGGACATGGCCAGGATCAAGCAAGGGGTCGACGACGGGTCGGTCCTTTTGCCGGCCGGCATGAGCCTGGGTAACACGTCGGCAACGGGGCGAATCCCCGGCATCGACCCGAACGTGCAGTACAGCAAGCCGGCCCCTGATCCCACGCTTGGGCAGCAGGCCACTGGCGGCATCGAGGCGGGATTGAACGCGGCCACCGGCATGACTGGCGGCGCCGTTGGCATGGCGGCCGGCACAGCGAAGGGCATGGCACAGGCCATCCTCGACGGCAACTTCGGCACCAAGGACGCCGCCGACATGGTGGAGCGCTCCGCGATGCAGGGCGCGGAGGCGCTCACATACCAGCCGCGCACACCCACGGGCCAGCAATATGCCGAAGGCGTCGGCAACGTGCTAAATCAGGCGCTGCCTGTCGCGCCGATGCTTCACACCTTGCCGCCCGTGCTGAGCGGAGCCCGCGGCGCGCCTGCCGGCGTCATGGCCAAGGCCGGTGTAGAAGGCGTGGCGCGTGATGCCGCCGACCTTGCGGCCAAGCCTGCCGAGGCGGCCGGGATTGTCTCGCCTGGGGCTGCTGGTGACGCTGCGGCGGCCGGTGTTGCCAAGGCTGGCACCGCGGCGACGGCAGGTGCTCAACGCGTGGCGGCCATGGCCAAAAGCGCAACGACCTTGCCCCGCCGCGCACTCGCTGCCTTGACGGGCGCAGAGGAGGGCGCCACCCCGACGGCCGGCACGATGGCCAGCGGCGGCTCTGCTGGCACAGACATGGCGCTGCAACGGCGCGCGACAGCGGAATCGCTGCCTGTGCCCATCGAGATCACGAAGGGGCAGGCCGAGCGGTCGTTTGAGCAGCAGCGCTTCGAACAGGAGACGGCCAAGGACCCGGTGGCCGGCGCACCGCTGCGCGAGCGCTTCGCCGAGCAGAACGACCGCCTGCTGCGCAACTTCGACACGCTGGTGGATCAGACCGGTGCAGAGGCGCCAAGCCTGCGCGCTGTCGGCGCGTCGGTGGACGAAGCCTTGGTGAAGCAATACGGCAAGGACAAAACACAGGTCAACGCCGCATATGCAAGGGCCAATAGGTCGCCAGAAGCCTCGGCAAAAGTCGACCACACCATGCCCGTAAGTATTGGTGAAGGTGACAACGCCATCGTCTCCACGCCGTTTGATTGGATCAATTCGCAACCCTCAGGCCTTCCAAATGTCGCGCTTCTCGATGCGGCAAGACAGGATGCCGTGAGGCTTGGCATCGCAAACCTGCAAAACGGAAAGTTGGTGCCAAAGACTGAAACAGTTCGCTCGTTCCCTTCATGGATGAGGGATCAAACATCAACTACCGAGCAACCTATCGGCGCCACCATCAGGCAAATGGAAGACTGGCGCAAAGCCATCAACGAACGCGTTGGGTTTGATCCTCAGGAGATTCGTCAGGCAACCATCATGAAGGCGCTGATTGACGGCCAAACAGAGCCGGTCGCGGGGCCTCTCTATCAACAGGCGCGGAATCTTCGCGCACGCATGGCGCAGAACTACGAGGACCGCGCAGCCATCGCCAAGTTGCTCAACAACAAGCGCGGCATGGCGGATCGGCAGGTAGCGCTTGAAGACGTCTTTGAGCACTCGATTCTTAAGTCGTCCCTCGACGACGTGCGCAACATGCGTCGCGTGCTGCAGCGTAGTGGGGCACAGGGCGAGCAGGCGTGGCGCGACCTGCAGGGCCAGACCATGCAATGGATCAAGGACCAGGCCACCAAGAACGTGGCCACAGATATTCGCGGGAACCAGATCGTTTCGGCGGCAGGGCTCGAGAAGGCGCTCAAGACCCTGGACCACGACGGAAAGCTGGACTTCATCTTCGGCAAGAAGGGCGCGCAGACCGTGCGCGACTTGAACGATCTGGTCAAGGTCGTACACACGTCACCGCCTGGATCCGTCAACACATCCAACACGGCCAGCGTGCTGCTGGCGGCGCTCACCGAGGCCGGCGCCACGGGCGCGCTCACCGGCCTACCTGTCCCCGTGCTCACGGGCTTGAAAGCTTTGTCTGGATACGCCAAGCAGCGCCGCCTTCAGGCCAAGGTGGCGGAAGCGCTGGGCAAGAACAAACGTCCGGCCCTGAAGGTGGTTCCGAAAACGAATTCATCGGGCAAGCCGGTGCATTGAGGTAACGCATGAACACGGTTCAATCACCCTTCCCGCGATTCCACGACACGGACGGCAGCCCGCTTGACGGCGGCCTGGTCTATGTAGGAGTGGCGGGGCAGAACCCAGAGACGTCACCCGTCGCGGTTTACTGGGACGAGGCCGGCACACAGCCAGCCGAGCAGCCGCTGCGCACCCGGGGTGGTTACATTGTTCGCGCAGGAAATCTTGCGCAAATCTACGCTGAAGGTGATGACTTCTCACTCACTTGCAAGACATCGTCAGGTAGGCTGATCTGCTATGCAGCGACTGTGCTTTCATCATCCACGCTGCGCACTGACCTTTCCGACACATCGAGCGCCACAAAGGGCGCCGGCCTATTGGGCGTCAACCTGACGCTGAACTACGCCTCCGGCACGGTGGGCGCCCTGCTGCGCGAGGCTGCGGTGAACGTGCGCGGCTCGCCGTATTACATGGGCGGCGTGGGCGTGGATGACGACGCGGCACTGCAATCGGCCATCAACGACAACTTGAACCGGACAATCTACATCCCTGAGACACCGACAGGCGGGCGGGATTACCTGCTCGACTCGGGCGTTTCGGTGCCGGTGGGTGCGACTTGCACCATCGTCGGGGACGAGAGCCGCACGCGGATCACCGTGACAGGCGACATCGTTGCACTCCAGTTCACCGACGTGGCCGGCATCAAGGGCGGGGTTTATCACTTGCACTTTGAGCACATCGGCAACACGTATTCGAGCGGCGGTCTGGTGAACTTCGCCAACGGTCCAAATTCGGTTGCACTGAAGCTGCGCGACGACTTCCAAACCACGGTGTCGAACTGCGTATTCGAGAACTTCGGCGACGGTGTGCTGCTGAACAACTACAGCAATTGGTGCGAAGGCACGGTCTTTGAGAACGTCTGGTTCCGCCGCAACAAACGTGGCGTGCGCGGCTTGCGCGAGAACGCCGGCACCGACAGCCTGTCGCATACCCGCTTCATCAATTGCGTGTGTGAGCTTGCCCGCGACAACACGGGCGGCGTGGCCGGCAACTGGATGGACGGCCTCGTGATCGATGGCGGTGGCCTGGGTCCACTTCAGATCTACAACGGCTTTCTTGGCATCCACTTTTTCAGTGGAGATGGCGCGACCGCACCGCACGCTGAGAGCGGCAACTTCGTCAAGCTGGCAAATCAGGGGCGTATCGCTGGATCATTCATCGCCTGGACGTTCGAGCGGTACGGGAAGATCAACATTGCATCCGGAAGCTACATCGATCAGCCGACCTGCCACATGTTCCTGTCGGCGCTCGATGCGACTCAACTCGAGATCGTGGACGCCAATGCGACGGGCTCGAAGTTCCGCAGCTACTACGTCGGAAACATCTCGAAGAACCTCAACTTCCCCGGCGCCTTCGCGAACTGGCGCGGTTCCGGAAACGCTGGCACATACCAGCATGGCGAGTCCTTCAGCGCTGCGACTGGCCATCACTACGTGAACGGCACCGGCATCAGCTCGCACCTGCTGACGCACCTGTCCGGCTCTGCCAACGGCGTGTTCTTCGCATCGACGCCGGACCACGAGGGAAACCTGCCGCTTCCGCACTCCTACATCGTAGAGCGTGGCGCTTACTTCCCCACCCTGCGCACCGCACACCTGCGCGCCGCCGTCACCGGCACGGGCCCGACGTCTTACACGTCGCCGCAGGCTGTGGGTCACTTCTACCTCACCGGCTGCGTCTCGCCCTTGACGATCACGCTGCCTTCGGAGTCGGTGGCCAACGATGGTCAGGAAGTGACATACGTGCTCGATCAGACCGTGGCATCGCTGCTGTGGCTGGCCCCCAATGGTGCGGCGCGCACGACTCTGCCGGCATCCGGCACGCAGTTCGCGCCGATTCGACTCAAGTACAGCAACGCCGACAACGCGTGGTATCCAACGTGAGAGCAGTATGCCCACCACAGAAGAAGCACTGACCCAAGCCCGCATCGACATCGCGCAGATGCAGGTACAGGTGGCCGCCCAAGGCCGCGAGATCGGCGAACTGAAAGCGATGGTGGCCACGCTGGGCGAAAAGCTCGACGGCGTGGCCTCGACGCTGACAGAGGCCAAGGGCGGGTGGCGCCTGCTCATGGCCTTGGGCGGGGCTGGCGCGGCATTCGGCGCCGGGTTCATGTGGCTGGTGCAGACGCTGGCCGGAAAGGGGCACTGATGGACATCCTCACTCAACTGCTGACAGGCAAGGACAACACCACACACGACCTGTTCCGCTGGCTGGCGGTGGGCAGCGTGGTCACCGGCCTGGCCCTGGAGATCTACTCCGTCGTCTCACTCAAAAAGACGTTCGACATGCAGGCATTCGGCCTGGGCATGGCGGCGGTGTTTGCTGGCGCTGGTGCCGGCCTGAAGCTGAAAGAAGGAACTGAGCCATGAACGACGAGCGCCTAACCCCCGACTTCCACCTGTCCGAGTTCCTACACAGCGACACGGCGATCCGCAAGGGCCTGGACAACACCCCGACCGCCGAGGTGCTGGGAGCCATCCGCAACTTCCTGGCACCCGGCATGCAGCAGGTGCGGGACCTGATCGGCGCACCCATCAACATCTCCAGCGGCTACCGGTCACCGATGGTCAATGCGGCGGTGGGTGGCGCCCGCAACAGCCAGCACACCCAGGGCCTTGCCGCCGACTTCACGGCGCCGTTTTTCGGGACACCCCTCCAGATCGCTCGGGCGCTCGTGGCGTCAAAGATCGAGTTTGACCAGATCATTCAAGAGGGGACCTGGGTGCACATCAGCTTCAGCGCCAACCCTCGCAGGTCGGTGCTCACGGCGGTGTTCCGCAATGGAGCAGCAACGTACCGGGAGGGACTGGTATGACCTGGCAGGCCAAGGCCATCGCCTGGCTGATCTTCGCTGCCGCGCTGTTCGGCGCAGGCTTCGGCCTGGGCACCCGCCTCAAGCAGGCGGAATGGGATGCCGACGTCCTGGCCCGAGAGAGCACCGCCCGCAAGGTGGAAGCGTCATGGGCCGCCCAGATCGCCCAAGCAAGGAGCACACGAGATGACGAAATCGACCGGATCAATGGCCGCCTTGCTGATGCTCTTGAGCGGCTGCGCAAGCGCCCCGAGCGGATGCCCGAGGCTTCCCGAGCCACCTGCCAGGGTGCAACTGGGGCCGAGCTTTCAGGGCCGGATGGCGGATTTCTTGAGCGGGAAGCTGCCCGAGCCGACGACCTCCGAGCAGCCCTCGCCGAGTGCTACCGGTGGGCGGTAGTTGTGACGAACGGCGGCGCTTCAGTCGAACAGGGCGCGCATTATCCTGGCAAAGAATGATCCTCTTTTCGGAATGGACTCGCCTGAATCTGGAATCCCCGCTGCGTTCTGCATTCCAGGCGTTGTCCGATGCATTCCACCATTACGCGCGCCATGCGCCCATCGAGCCTGCATAGATGCAATTTCCCGTTCGCTCATGGCTCTAGCGCCTTTTATTTGGCGGATATACGCGTCGTTCATGAGACCATTCTAAGAGTGATCGGCGTGTACCGGCAGTGCCGGGCGGCGGCGATGTGCCACGCGAAGTGAAGAGGGTGGCGCTGCCAATCCGCGCATCGCACTTGGCGCTCCTGAATCGATGCATTCACCCTCATCTCAGCGGGCAGGGCTTGATACCTGCTCAAGATCATTGCTTGCGCTACCAACACCAGTTGCCTGGCGACTTGCGCCTGTTCCCGGTGCCTGCGTGTCCATCCACGCCGCCGCTGAGATGAAAGCCCCCGTCTTTCCGGGGTGTCAGCACTAGGCTTACGCCGTAACGTGCGACGCATCAATTCTACTGGTCGCCGTGAGGTCGGGCAATGCCTGAAACCTGTCTAAGACATCCACCAGACACCGCATGAATACTGATGTCGTGCTGCCAATGCGCGTTAGACAGAATAGCTCCAAGTAGTTGATTTTTCTTGTTTCTGCAACTGCCTTCTAAGCAGTAGGTCTAGCCAGTTTCTCCTAGCTACAATGCCTTCCGCCGTCTAATAACAGGCCATCTGTCTAAGAAACCTGTTGTGTCGGCGCTACCTGCCAGTAGCTCAGTTGGATAGAGCACCCGCCTTCTAAGCGGGCGGTCGGGGGTTCGAATCCCTCCTGGCAGGCCATCACTTGGCTGGCTTCACCTTGGCAATGGTCTTGCCTTCAATGTAGTGCTCCGTGGTGCGCAGATTGGCATGACCTAGTAGCTTCTGGGTGGATTCCTTGCCGTCCACCTCGGCCTTGTCCACGCCGGCTCGCCCTCGCATGTCGTGGATATGAAGGTCCTTGATGTTGATTTTGGCGCGCTCGCAGGCCCTCACCCACGCTGAGCGGATGCCAGAATAGGTGTAGGAGCTGCCAGGGGCTGTCGCCTTCTTGCTGCCCTGGCGGGTCTTCTTCAGCAGGTGTCCGACCCTGTCTGTGCCCTCTGCGCATGCGTCAACGGCGGCCTGTAGCGCTGGCGTCCATTGAATGAGGATTCGCACGCGCCCCTTGCCCTTGCCTTGCTCAACGTACAGACCGGCTGGGGTGACATCCTGCCACCTCATCTTCAGTACGTCGCTGATGCGTTGGCCGGTCAGCAGCGACAAGTCGATCATTTTGACCAACGCCGGGCCGGAGATTGTAGGCTTGCCGTCATCGCCGACCAGTGCGGCCTCTTTGAGGCGCTGAATGTCGGCGTCGGTCACGATCTGCTTGCGCCCAGGGGTAGACATGCCAGGCACCTCGCGCGCCGGGTTGTCGCCAGTACGCCACCCCTTAAGGGCGGCTTTGCGAAGGATCTGCCCAAGGCACGACTTGTACCGGTTATGCATCCGGGCCTTGCCAGCGGCGGCCCACAACTCCAAGAAGTCAGCGCAATCGGCCTCCGTCACCTCGGATGAGTGGAAGTCCCGGAACGCCTCGGAGATGACTACACCCATCGCCTCATGCTCGGCGCGGTGCTTGACGCTCCATTTGTGGCGCGGGTCGTCAAGCCACTCCTGAACGGCCTCCGGCATCATTCCTTCGCGCTTCAACTGCTCTGTCTTGGCAGCAAGGTGCCGGTACATCGTCGGCAGCCCCTCGCGGATTGCGCAGAGGCGGTGCCACCTGTTGTCGTGGTCAACGAAATAGTAGGCGCCGTGCTTTTGGTAGACCCGCTTCGGGAGACCGTCTCTTTTCGTCATGCCGCCACCGGTCGAAGTTTCGGACGTGGGCGCTCATTTTGCTTGATGTCTCCGCCACGGCTCACAGCCTCGTAGTGCGGCACCTCCAACACGACAGCGCCAGAGACGCGGCAGCGGCGAGCGCGCCAGAAGCCAAGCTTGTGCAACTCGCGCAGTTGCTGACCAGGTCTCTTGAACCCCGTCAGCTTCACGATTTGCTCGTATGGAACCACTGCATCCATGCACTACTCCTTGCTTCCTCTCGGTGCATACAACTCCATGTGCGAATGGATCGAATGCGGATTGTTGGAGACCATGGCCCAGCCTAGGCAGCCAGGGTGTCCGCAACCGCATGGAAGGCACACGTTCCATTCCATGAGTTCTTTGACACTCATGCCGGACCGCTTGGCATAGTCGGAGGCAAAGCGCCACCACGGCTTTCGTGCCATGGCCTGTCTGCGCTTGCGGTGGTGACGTTGGCGCATGCTCAATCTCCAACAGGTTCGCCGCTGTGGGTGCGGGTGGGGGTGAGCTCTTTCTCGGTGCACACCAGCCAATCACCAGGCGAATCAGGGTCGTCTCGCTTGTAGCCTGGCACGCACTGCCCAAAGCTTTCGCCGCACGGGTGAAAGTCAGTGAGCAGACAGCCGCACTCAGCATCAGGTAGGCAAAGCCCGTCGAAGCCGCCAGCGACCAAGTGCTCGCGCACGATCTGAATCACGGTCTTGCTCATCTCACCCTCCCTTCCCGCCGATGGATGCGGCGAGAGTGCGGATGTTAGTGGCGCAAATGGCCGACGAATACGCGCCCTCGATGTGGTTCCAGCGGAGGTCGTAGCCCTGCCGCTCATCGCACACCTTCGCCACCTCTTCCAGCAACAGGGCGGCGAACTTGCTCACCTCTGGCTTCCAGTCGCTGAACGCCTGATTCACGTCGTCTATGGCATCAATGAGTCCAGCCTCACGCGCTATGCGCTCGATGTCTTGTGGGGTCATGCTCGATTCCTCATGATGTTCGCCCACGTATGGACGTTCGCCTCTTCGCCGCACGCTTGAGCCCGCCAGGGCTGCTCACCGGCATGGTGCAGGGACAATTCGGCGTGGTACTTGTTGCAGACGAACCCCGCGAGATCCCGTTGCAGGTGTTCGCAGCGGCTCCCATCCGAGTAGAGGCAGCCGGCAGCGCCAAGCGCATGCTGTGGGCGGCTCACCGCTTCGTTCGTCATCCGCCTTCTCCGGCTGTGGTGGGTGGCAATGGATCAAGCTTGATCAGGTGCGTGTAAGGCGCCTTCTCGCTTGGGCCTGGACCATGCTTCGGGCCGCCCACCATCATGTAGTGCTCGTAGTTCTCGTGGTGTCGATGCCAAACGCCGTCTTCGAGATAGTCGAGTTCCAGCCGCTCGAAACCGTCGTCGCCGATGTAGCCGGCAACGTACATGGGGCCCTCCTCGGCCTCATCAATCGACCGCCACTGCCCCGCTGCCTGTGGAGCGGAGAGGCGGGCGGCTTGCCACAGCACCCAGGCGAAGTGAACGTGCGTGTTGTCGTAGCTGCCGTCAGGCTCGCGCAAGAATGTCAGCGTTTCGGAGTCGGCCATTGCTAAGCGGCACGCCTGCTCAAACGCCTCGCGCTCATCCTTGCTCTGCCCTTCCTTCCGGGGCTGTGGTCGCTCATAAAGAGCAACGGCACCCTCATCAGTTGCCGCGCAGTCAGTCCAGCCAAAAGGCTCCGCCTTGAAGTAGCCAAAGGGCTCATCCTGCCCCTGCTGCTCAGGCAACCCAGCAAAGGCGCGCGTGACTGCCTCCAGCTCGCTCACCAGTGTCTTGCCGTTGCCCTCAACATCCGGGCAGCCTGTGACGGATCGGATCGCCTCAACTGCAATGGGCCTGATGGCTGACAGCGGCACCATTGGTTGGTCCGGCTGCTGGGAGCGCAGGAGGGCGGCGTAGTCGCGCAATGACTTGGCAATGAAGAACCGCTCCTCGCGCAGCCCTTCGCTTTTCGATGTGGCAGCCAGTCGATAGTAAGTGTCGGCTGCGGCCGCCAGCTTCTCTGTGGGGGTGGTCATAGATGCGCCTCCACTTGGCTGCGCGCAATATCGACCAGGCGCGGATCGGCGTTGACCAGCACATCAAGAAGCAGTCGCTTCTCTTCAAGGTAGACCATCGCGAACTTGGGATCGTGCTGGACGATGCTACTGGTGTTGCTGATGAGGTCGGCAACCTTGATGGTTTGAACCCACCACGGCGCCCTGGCCAAGCGCTGGCGCGATGCGGCTTTGCGCTCGGCTCGGTTCCCGATTTCGAGGTCAGACAGCGCCAGCACGCCCGCCTGGACCTGCGGGCCGAAGCGGCGAGCCAGCTCTGCCGGCACCACTTCCTGATCCTCGACGCAGTCGTGCAGCCATGCCGTGGCGATGATCGTCTGCGAGAACTCCGTAAAGCCGGTCACTGTGCCCACGATCCCAGCCACCTCGGCCAGATGGTCGGCGTAGGGGTTGTTGGTGTACTTGCGCCGCTGGTCCTTGTGGACTTCCCGGGCGAACTTCATTGCCTCAAATGCAAGGGTCATCTCTGTCTCACTGGTTGGTGGTGGGGGCAAACAGATCGCCCGCCGCAAGGCGTGCGCGGCGCGTGGCCTGCGCATTGGCCGCATGGTGCTGGGCGTCGTGCTTGAGGTGGCAGCGCTGGCACAAGGCCTTGAGGTTGGGCCGGTTGCCGGGCTCGCCGCAGTTCTCAGGCACATGGTCCAGATGGGCGATGGTCAGCACCACCTCGGTGAAGCGGGCCGGCTCGTATTCGCTGCCGCGTGCGAGGCCCAGATACTCGCCCGTTTCTGCGTCATGCACCTCGCCGCCAGAAGCCAGCATGTAGGTGCCGGCGTCAGATCCGCCGCCTCGGGCGATGAGCGTGCGATTGGGTGCCTTGCATTGCTCGCACCTGTGGCCGGCTCGCTCAAGCACCTCGGCACGGATTGCCTTCCAGTCGGCCGGGTAGCGGCCCTTGTTCTCAGGCTTGATCGGCATGTCACCCCTCCCCGCCATCGCCGAGAGTCAGGCCGTTGTGAGCAGCCTGCATCGCTTCTACCTGCTCCTCGGTGAATACAAAGATTGGGTGAAGCTTCCCGTCTGCCGTCACCGGGTGTCGCCGCATACTCGCGAGTTTGTATTCGTTACCGTCTAGACGAGCGTAGCCAATGCAGGCGGCGCTTATGTCCGGCACCAGCACCTTCGCAGGCGCGGCCGCAGCGTTGATGGCATCGCACACCGCGCGCTTCTGCTCGTCATACGCGCAACCGATAGGCCACGACGGCACTTCCACGCCATTTACGAACAGCCGTGCACCAACCGTCGATTCTTCAATGGTGGCAGTGGCCTTCGCAGGCGCGGCGCTCGGTTGTGGCTCATCTGTGCGCGACAAGCCGGCTTGTGGATCAGATTCGGCGCCTTGTGAGAGACAAGCAGGCGCGGCGGGGTGGGTGTAGAGCTTGGTCCCCCACGGCATTGGTTCGTACAGCGTGGCTTCGTTGGACATGCCTGTGTCGCTTACGTAGTCCACTTCGCCAACAAGATCCCCGCCCCCGGCTTGCAGGCGGGAGAGGGCGGCGCGTAGTTCGGTGTTCTCGGCTTGCAGCCGGCGCAGTTCGGCCGCAGCCGGCCGTGCGACGCGGCAGATGTCGGCAATGCCTTCCAACAGGTCGGCAAGGTGTAGCGCCTCAGGTTGTTGCTCAGCCATGTTGATCGTCCTTGAACAGAGTTGTCACGTCGATGTTTTGCAGCAGCGCGCGGGCCACGTCTCGCTGTGTGCCTTGCCACACACGGCCATCCGGACCTATCAGCACCCATTGCGGAGGCTTGACGGCCTGCATCGCGGCTTCCATGCGGCTGATGAGCGTTTTGGCATCGTCAAACTGCTGCATGAATGTGCTGCTCGCGGTGGTCCGGTTCGTGCTCATGCTCATGCTTTGCCCTCCTTGTTGGCGAGGGCGGCGCGGTTGTGGTTGCTCCACGTCGCCTCGGCCGTCGGCGGCTTGAACGATCCGCACCACCCGTGCTTCTCGCCACAGTCACAGGCCGGCTGGCGGTCGCTGAGCGTCTTCGGATCGTCTGAGTAGCGCTGGCAGTAGCCGCATTGCGCGTAGGCGCCGGCCCCGTGATACAGGGTGGCCTTAATACTGGCCCCGCGCATCAACGCCCCGGCCTCAGCCTGCGCGGGCTGCTCGCATGCGCCAAGGTCATGTGTGATGCTGCATTCGCTGCATTGCCGTGATGGCCCAGGCGCGTCGGTTGGCTGCTGTGCCTGCTCCTGGCTGGCGGGCACGCAGTCTTGCCACAGTGGGCTGTCGAACAACTCGCTCGAACGCTCGGCGGCCTCGATCATCTTTTCCCACACCAGCTTTGCCGAGTAGTCGCCCGCCTGGCAATGGTTGCCAGCGATGAGCATGCCCATGGTTGGCTCAATCGGGACGATGCGCCACTTCTTCGATTCGGCGATGGTGAGCTTGACGGGGCACTTCGGCTCCTGGCTGGCTGCTGCGGGCTCGGGGGATGCCGGAAAGCCCCGGTGCTTAGACGTGTCGAGACCTGGAACAAGCAAAGCCAGAAAGCGAGCTGCGGCCTTGTTCGCCCTGAAATGGTCCAGGCCTTCATCGAAAGCCGCCATTGCGATATTGCAGTGCCACGACCACGCGTATTCCGGATCGGACAGCATTGCCTCGCTCACCACCTTCATAGCCTCCACCACCCGCCCACCCTGCGCCGCATCGGCCTTCAGACGCGCGTTCTCGTTTGTCAGCCTGGCGTTTGCGTTCGCAGTTCGCACATCGCGTCCATGTTCTCGTGCGGGTGGCTTCGGCAGCAACCGGCCTCCAGCGCTTGGCGTTCGGCCTGGCCTGGCTGGGGGCGGGTGTAGAGCACGCGCACCCTGCTGCTACCGTGCTGTACGTTGTAGTCGTAGCTGTCCTTTGCCTGGTCGATCCATGAGCCATCGGCTTTCTGGTACTGATAGACCGGCTCACCCTCAACGCTGGAGAGTGCCTTAACCGACGCCTCCAGCCAAGTGGCCACTAGGCTATCCGGAACAGTGACGCCATACCGAAACCTCAGTTGCTGCGCGAACTCCTTTGCGCGCTCGATCAGTTGTTTGGTGTCGGTCATGCTTGGTCCTTCTGTTGGGCGCCAACGGCGGCGTCGATGGCCGGGCTTAGTTTCGTATCCCCCTCGCCATCGTTCAACGCGGCATCAATCAGGTCATAACCGTCGCCCCGAGCGTAGTTGGCCAGCAGCCACCGATACCGCTGCGCATCCTTTGCATCCTGCTCACGTTCGGCAAGGAGGGCGGTGCGCTCGGTGAGGAGGGCGCGGAGGGCGGCGGGCGAGCATTTGTTGCTGAAGTACTGAAATGCATGCGCCTTGTCGGCAACGTCTGTCGCATTCGCCCAAGCATCAAGCGCCGCCTGAATCGCCTTCGCTGCTTCTGCTGCTGTGGTCATGCGTGCCCCAGGTGAATGCCAAGCATGCCGCGATCCATGATCGAAAGGGGCTCGGTACTGTTCATGATCTTGCGAAGCTCTTTCACGCCGCCAGCGATGCCAGTAACCGCGGCTACGACAGAGAGCTTCCCCCTGCGGTCAGCATCGCGCAGCGCTGCGCGGATCCTCTCGTCTGTATTTGGATCGGTAAGGTGATTCATTCACATCTCCATAAGTTGAGCGAGCCCCGCCCAGTACTACCAACTACGACAACTCAAACAAATGAGCGGGGCTCTGCAAAGGGTTAGGCGGCAGCGGGCGGATTTGCCTTGAGATCTTCTGCCTTCTTTGCGTAGGCCTCGCGCGCTTTCTCGATGTCGTCAGGCAGGATTAGCTGCACCGCAAGATCCTTTGCCGCCTTCATGCTTCGGCCGTTCGTGGCCTTGCTGATGGCATCGAGAACTTCTTCCAGGCGGACCAGTACAAGCGGCTCGATGGTATGCATGGCCTTCTTGCCTTTGGTCGCCGTAAGGCTCACCGTGATGGCCTTGGCAATATCCGTCATGTGACTGATGCGAATGCCGCCGACTTCGGATCCGCCGAAGCGAACTGAAGCATCGTGATACAGCGTCATCGACCGGCCGACCCATTGGCGTCCGTCCTCGCCCCAGGCAAAAATGAGTACCTTGCGCATCGTCTTGCAAGGCTTGTAGGGTCTGCCGTTTTCGCCGTGGTAGTGGATGGCTACCGGCTGATCCTCGCTCGATGACACGCGCACGTCGCTGACGGTCACCGTCATGGGGCCGCCAACAAGTTGATCGGCATTCAGTTGGTCCGACTTGGGGATGATGGTTGGCCGGAGGTTGGAGACATCAAGTTGCATAGGAGACCTCGATTTCAGTTTCACGGCGTGCCCAGCGCGGCAGGCCCACGATTTGAGGTCCGCCACCGGTAAGCGGCCAGTTGCCAGACCGGTGGCAGGACGCATACAGGCTCATCAGTTCGGCGACCTCTTCGCCGCCCTGCGCCTGAGTTTCGTCGTCCAGTTCATACGGGATAGCGAAGAAGGGGTAGGCCTTGGTGACGAAGCCGAACACGAATTGCTCAACCGTCAGTCCGTGAGCCTCCAGGCCGCGCGTGTAATGCATCTGCTGGCGGTGATAGCCATAGGCGCAGATCGAGCGAGATACGGCGTCCAGCGTGATGTCTGCCGTGGTCTTAAGGTCAAGGACGCGCACGCGGTTCGGCCCGGTGTACTGGATGCGATCTGGTCGGCACTTGCAGCGCAGGCCCGTGGCCTTGTCGATCCAGAAGACCGAGACTTCGGACTGCCCGGCGTGGAAGAACGACGCCAGCAACGGATCGCGCATCACTGCGGCGCGCTGAGCCTCGACCATCGCCATGTCGTCGGCCGTCACGATCTCAAGGCCCACCATGGCATCTTTCCACTTGCGCCCTTCCGCGCTACCCAGGTTCAGGCCCGCGGGCTTGACGGCATAGTGCGTTCTCACCTTCTCGGGCTCAAGCAGCGCGGTATGGGTAAGCGTTCCAAGCTTCATCGCTGCCGTGGGCTCAATGGCCGGACGCTCAGGCGCATGGTGAAGCGCGAAGCAATGAGCTGGCGAGTCGGCCAGATCGCTCAACATGGAGTTGCTGACGGCGCCCTTGTCGGCGTGATACTTGTCGGCCTCGATGTTCGGGTACAGGCCCGGTGCAAATGCGGCGGCGCTCATGGCTTCCACCCCCAAACCAGAAGTACGAAGGCCACCAAGGACGCGACGGCCGGCGCGACGAACATCACCGCGGCCTTCACCTCGTCGCTCCACGTGCTCGTGCGCAGTTCGGCGTCGATCTGCGGGTGCGCCGGCAGGTCTTCGGTCGTGTGGGTCACCGGCAGATGCACGTGCACGGCACCCCAATCGGCGCAGTCGTCCATCTGGCGGTACAGGGCCATTTCGGCTTCTTCGGTCAGGCACATATCAACCTCCAATCGCGATCAAGGTGCCGGCCGTGACGCGCAGGAAGGCCAGCACGAAGAGCAGAAACGCAGCGTCCTGCACGCGGCGGATGACGAAATCGATCACGGCTGCACCTCCGCAACCACCGCAGGCGCCTGGGCCTTGGCCAGTTCCTCGGCGTCGAACTTCGCGGCCTCGTGCTGGTAGGCGTACACGCCGGCTGCGATCCCGCAAGCCAGACCGATCGGTGTGGACTGCAACAGCACGGCGACGATGTTGTGAACCGCCAGACCGCCCCAGACGCCCGTGGACGTCGTCAGCACAGCCCTGCGCGTCTCCGGCGAGGCATCACGCACCAGACGAGGCATGGCGACCTTGAGCGCGGTGATGGGCAGCACGCCGGCACCCAACACAACCGGGTTCGTCTCAACCGCACCCATCGACAGCGCGGCGGCAGTCGTGGCGCCATCGGCAACGGCTGCGGCCTGGGCGGTCTGCTCTGCGTCCATGGCATTGGCGGCCACTGCGGCCATGGCCAGGGCCAGCCCTGCGGATGCCTTGGCGGCCCGTGCGCGGAACTCGGACGCCTGCTCACCGGTGATCCACTTGCCGTGGATCGCACGGCCGGCAGCGATGGTCTCGGCCTCCTTGCACACGCCAGCCTCGACCATGTGAAAAATGGCTTCGTTCGGCAGGTGGCGCAGGGCTTCGAGCGAGAGGGCGGGGGCGCGGTTCATGTCACACCTCCAGATCAGCGTGGTACTCGGCAGCCGCGTTCAGCAGCTCCAGCGCGATGGCATTGGCCCGCAGTTGCTCGCCCTTGAGCGTCGCCCGCACCCAGTCGACGAGCATGTCGCGGGGAAGGTTGTCTTCCAGGCAGCGACCGACCTCCAGGCGCTCGGCATCGCTGGGCGACTTCTTGAGCGCCATCAGGATGAACTCGGCCTTGAGTTGGTCCAGGCGCGCCTGATGCTTGTTGCTGCGCGCTTCCCGCGGCAGGCCGAACACTGCTGCGTCGGCGTCGAACTCGGTTGCTGTTCCCATCGCGTTCACCTCTGTGGTGTTGATGGGTCAACTATGCATGATGCGCAGCGATCTTGCAAGCACAATGCATAGTTTGTAGATATTTTTGTAGTAGGGTCCCTAACCCTAGGGGTGCGTCAGAGCAACGAACCTCAGCGCGTGTCAATTACAAGTGATGACGCCGAATAACTTATGGGAGCTGTACAACGCAAAGCCGAGTGCTGCCATCGGGCTTTGCTCCCTCGGAAGGGTGGTGCAAGCGCGCGTCATCGACGGCGACAATCGCCTGATGAACAAGACAGGGAAGGCCGGGCGCATCGCGCGCCGCCTGGTCGGATTGCCAATGCGCAGCAGGTATAGGCCCGTCAGGCCGTGGGAGGTCGCGGTGATCGCGGCCTATCTGGCGCTACTGGCCTGGATGTGGTGGCGTAGCCGGACGTGAAAAAGCCGCCTCAGTGGGCGGCTGGTCGATTGATAGTCATTGAGCGAGTTACCCGTCGGACACGCAGTGGTTGCCCTCAGCATTCCAGGCTGACACCGCGCCTTCCTTGATCGTGAAATGCACTTCGCACCAGAATTCCACGCTGTAGGCCGGCTGCTGCACGGGCACCCAGGTCGTCGAAGTTCCCGAGTAAGTGGCCGTCCCGCGCGGCCCGTACACAGAACCCCTATCCTGGCTTGTGACCGCCTGCATCGTTGTGCCGCCTCCCACAGGAACCGCGCCAGATCTTCGGTAGGTGAGAACCTTCGTCAAGGCATCGACTTGGTAGACGCTCTTTGGTGCGCCATATCGCCCAACGATTACAGCCTCCGGCTGACCCAGAAAACTGTTCATTTTTGCGTTGAATTTCTCCGTGGTCGCGCACCCGGCCAGGGTGGCGACGGAGATCAACATGGGCAAGAGCAATTTCATCGTGTTCCCTCTACCTAGCTACCTGCTGCGTCAGTTCGCTCTGAAGCACGGACAGCATGCCTAGCGTGAACGTGGGGTTGAGGTGAGCTTCGCCGGTCACGTGAGTCAGATACTTGCGCTGCTTCAGCATCCCGACCACGGCCACGCCGTACAGCTCCCCACGCTTTGCCATTTCATACATTTCGCCGAGGCATGCGACCGTGTCATGCGATATGCGCCTGTCGTTGATGTGTGTGAAGCGGGACTTCATTTTGAGTCGTCCTCCCGCTCGCTCCTCGCCCGCTCCTTCAGCGGCTTCTGAAAGGTCTGACCCAGCGCTGTGGTTGGACCCATCTCCCGAACCTTGAACTGCCTTGGCTCGCATTCTTCTGCTCCCTCGGTCCTGACGGTTGGCTGACGGGCTTGGAGGGCTGACGCGCTAAAAAGACCCTCTAGCTGTTTCGCTACCTCGTCTGCTTCTTCAGGATGGTGCGCGAGCCTTGATAGTGATTGTTGAGCGGTAAAACTTACAAAGGGAGTAGCCCCATGGAAGAGGGAGGCGAAAAGGTGTATGGCTGAACGCAGATCAACTTCGTGTGACGGCGGCGCCGTGACGGCCGCGCCTGCGCTCTCGTCATAGTCCATCCAACCGAATGGCTTTTCGCAAGCTTCTTCCAGCTTCGTTGCCAGGTCGTCTCCGACGTCGCGCCGCTGCTTCTCGATAGCCGTGAAGTGCGTGTCGGGCGTCCCCGAGTGGATGGCCAACCCCTTGGGCCCTCCGAATTCCTTGATGAGCTGGCGCAGCTTCTCCCTGCGAATACGGCGAATTGGCCGTTCCTGCGCTGATTTTCCCATGTGCGGAAGGCTACGCGCATTGCATAACGGCTGACTATGCTTTATGCTCTGGCTCAAACAGCGCAATTTGCATAGTCCACCATGAATCTCCGTGACTTCACAGCGTCCCTCCCAAGGGGGGGCGTTGCCCGATTCGCCGAGCAGTGCGGCATCAAGCCCGTGTATCTGCATCAACTCGCGGCCAGGCAGGACGGCCGGGAGCCGAGTCCCGAGCTGTGCGTTGTGATCGAACGCGAGTCTGGCTTCAAGGTCCGCAGGCAGGACCTGCGCCCCGATGACTGGAGACGCATCTGGCCCGAGTTGGCCCAGCCCGCAGGGCAGGAGGTGGGCAATGTCTGAGCACCCCGACGTCAACGCGCCCGGCTTCTGGGAGCAGGTCAACCGCGCTGTGGAGGCGTTGCTGCGGCAGGAGTTCAACCGCGCTGTGGAGGCGTCCCTGCAGCTTCCAGCAGTGCAGCGAGCAACTCCGTCAAGCACCTCTCCGTCTCTTGATCCGGTGGATCTGCTTCCTCCAGGAGTGCATTCGTTCGCGCACGCATTGCGACTTCGAAACGCGATGCATGTTCGGGCGTTGCGAGCGCTTGCTCGATCAGTTGAAGCACCGCCTCGGTCAGCAACTGAATCTGCGCGGAGTGCCTGAGCGTGGCTGCAATCAATTCCTTTTCCATGGTCCGTTCCTTCGCCGCTGATGGGTTGTATGCGAGTGCTCATCGTACGGCGCTGGAACGGGCCGCCCATATCCGCCTGGAGGCCTGAATGCGCATCTACATCGCTGGCCCGATGACGGGGCTGCCGCACAAGAACTACCCCGCCTTCCATGCCGAGGCGGCATGGCTGCGCGCCATGGGCCACGAGGTCGTCAGCCCTGCCGAAATATGGCCGCTTGATGCTCAAGGCGAGTGGCACGACTTCATGCGCAAGGACCTGTCTGCGCTGCTCACCTGCGATGGCATCCACCTGCTGAAGGGTTGGGAGAAGAGCGACGGGGCGACCTTTGAGCTCTACGTGGCCACCAAGGTCTGCATGGCTGTCTCCTATCAACCCAATGCGCGCCAGCCAGTGGCTGATGTGCAGGAGCCCTGAACCATGGGCGCTCTCATCGAATGCACTGCCGTGCTCATCGCCGCGGCCTTCGCCGGCCATGCGTTCGGCTGGCCAGCCTTCTTCGCCGTCATCTTCGGGGCCCTCGTCATCGAGGTAGTCCAGCACTTCGCCCGGAAGGGATGACCAGTCATGTACGCCTTCGGGATCCTCCTGGTCGGCTTCTCCATCGGCATAGCCGTGTCGGTGGCCGGGCTGTGGTGGAGCCTGAGAAGCGTCGATCTCAACCCGGATGAGCCGCAAGGCTTCCGCTGAATCACCGTGTCCCCGCGCGCCGAAACCGCCATGCAGCCCCGTCACAAGACGGCTGCCTTCCTCCCTGACGCAGTGCAAGAGATTGCTTTGCATGTCGGGGCGCGCGGGTGTTTTCTTCATCAGACCGAATCCATTCATTGGGTTCTCCAGGGGGAGTGATCAATGAGTGAATCTTCACAAGACTGGGTTGAGAAAGCACGAGAGATAGAAGCCCGGCTCTTCGCCGACTTGAGAACCGATGGGAAGAGGCAAGCCGACATCGTGCGTCGCACCGGTCTGGATAAATCAAAGGTGGAGCGAATCATCAACGGCTTTGCTTCCGACCTCTGCAAGATCCTGGCGTGCCAGGGCTATGACTTCGCCGCGCCCAACACCGTTCAGGTTCCGGTCGAAGACTTCGATGCCGTATCTCGCTTCGCTGCGCGCTACCTCATGGAAGCAGCAAGCAAGGACAAAGGACGCTGATCGATGCAAACCGCATTTGCGAATCCGCCCGCCACCGTCTACGACACCTGCGTTGCAGTGGTCGAGCGCTTCGGGCAAAAGTTCGATGAACTCCCGATCAATGAACAGGCAGTGTGGCTCGATGCCACCGGCTTCATCTACGCCTGCGCCTTCGGCCGCGCCGTCGCGGTGGTGCCTCTCCCAGACGACTGCCCTATGAGGCGTGCCGCCGACTGCGCCATCGCCAAGCTTCACGATCTCGGCGTCAATGTCATGAAGGAAGTGCACTTCGTCTCTCAGCGTGTCTCATCTACGGGGGGGCACTGAGATGGCAAGCACATGGACCCCCTGGAGCGCGGACGAGGTGTCCGCTCTGCACGAGATCTACCCGCAGCGCGGCGTGGCCGGCTTCCGGGCCATCTACCCAGCGCGAACACCCGAAGCCATACGGAGCATGGCCAAGAAGCACAAGGTGTACGTACGCGACTTGTACGCCAATGGCGTAAGTGGCAACGCCAAGGCTTGGTCTGACCAGGAAACGGCACTGCTGACGCGGATCTACCCGACCGCCACCG